TATAACAAGAGAACATTAATGACATACCTAAACGGTACATTGCCCAACAAGACACCATTTAGATACGCCCTTGAGAATGGCTATAAGGAAGTTAATACACAGCCTAAGGAATTTAGAAGAGACCGTGAGCACAATGGTTCAAGTAAATTAGTTCTTGACTTACAAACGGGGATTTTTTATGAGTGCATAAAAAATGCAGCAGATGCTAAAAATATAAGTGAAGGAAGAGTTTACCAGCAATTAAGGGGAAAAAATAAAAACGTAATTGGCTTGATATATGCATAAAGGATACAAATACACTACCGAAACAGAAGCAATCGCAGCACGTCAAACCGCTGCCGATTATATGGGCTTACCCGTACCAAACGGAGAAACGTTATATTGGGTTAATTTTAACTATTCAGAATTAGACGGCTTTTATTACATCACTTACGTTGATGGTTTAGAAAAAGCATTAGGAGAACCGATAGAATTTGAAATAACACCATACAATGAAACTAACTGATACAACCGCTAACGCATTGGCGACAACTTCTTTTGTTAGTTGGCTATCTGCTATATCTACCTTATGGAATCCTATAATTTCAATGATAGGTGGTTTAATTGCCATCGTTACGGGCTTGGTTGGGTTGATGTACTACATTAAAAAGATACGCAATGAAAGAAATTAAACAGAGGATTTTTGACAATTGGAAAACCACCTTGTTAGGCATTGTAGTTTTAGCGGTGGGATTTGGATTTATATGGTTTGAGAAAATAACACTACCTGAGTTCACGGCTTTTGTCAGCGGTGCTTTGGTATTATTAATAGCAAAAGATGGAAAGTAACTTTTTACGCATAAATTTTGCCGAGAGCAAAATACCAATTTTCAAAGAAAACAAAGCAAAGGGATACCTTACCTATGGTGAGGACAACGCTTATCCACAAATGCTGATTGATTTCTACAATTCATCACCTAAACACGGAGCGATCGTTACTCAAAAGGCGGCTTTTTTAGCAGGTGACAAAACTGAAATCATCGGAAGCAACACAGAGGACATAGCAAGAGCCAACGACTACCTTAACAACATCAATGCCTACGAAAGTTTTGACGAGGTTAAAATTAAGTATTCGCAAGACGTTGAACTATTTGACGGCTTCGCATTAGAAATCATTTGGAACAAAGCCAAAACATCCATAGCAGAGATTTATCACTTGCCTTTTCAAAATGTACGCATCGGCTTGGATGGTAACTATATGTATTCCGAAGATTGGAGCAACAGACGCATTGAACCAGTCGTTTATTACCCTTACAACCCAACAACAAGGGAAGGCAAGCAGTTGTATTTCTTTAAGATGTACAAAGCAGGGTGCGGAGAGTACCCTACTGCACCATATCAAAGCGCATTAAAGTACATTGAAATAGACACCGAGATAGCCAATTTTCATTTAAACTCTATCAAGAGCGGATTTTCGGCACAAACCTTATTACAACTCTTCAAGGGCATTCCAACTCCTGAAGAGGCTCGTAATACAATGAAGCGCTTTAAGGAGAATTTCAGCGGTACAAGTAATGCAGGTTCTATCATTATTCAGTTTAATGATCCAAATGAAACGCCTTCACAAGTTAACAACCTTGCACCTTCGGACTTTGACAAACAATTTGACATTCTAAATAAGACCGTACAAGAAGAAATCTTGATGGCGCATAGGGTAACATCACCCATGCTATTCGGAATTAAAACAGAGGGGCAATTAGGAGGCAGAAACGAACTGATAGAAGCATACGAAGCATTTCAAACGTCATACATTGAGCCAAGACAGAACCAACTTGATAGATGCTTAACGTCTATTTTTAAGTACATTGCACCCGTTAAGTTAAAAACTAAGAATAGACCTCCTATCGGTTTAGACTACGTTACTTTATTTGAAAAGGGAATCATTAGTCAAGCGGAGGCAAGAAGAGAATTAGGAATGAGCGATAGTGTTCAGATGTCTGCACACCACCTAAGTAGCCCGTCATGTTGTCAAAATCCTTTTGGATGGGATGACGACAAAGACCTTGAAGTATTCACTCAATTCGGTGAGGATGCCGATAACTTTGAAAGCGTACCTATGCAATTTGGTGACGCATTGCAAACGATGATTTTGCAGTGGATTTATTCTAACAAAGGGATAACCATTCAAGACCTTGCCAATAACATCAACAAGCCAATTGCCGAAATACAAGCCCAAGTTGATAGCATGATTCAAAGGGGTTTGCTTTCATACACGGACAATGTATTTGAAATTCAACCCGATGGAGTAGATGCCTTAGATAATAGTGGCGTTCAAACTGAAATCGTAACGATGTGGAAATACGACAAAGCACCGGGCATAAGTGGTTCAGATATCATTCCAACTTCAAGGGATTTTTGCAAAAGACTTGTAAGATTAAACAGAGTGTACACACGTCAAGACATTGACCAAATCAGTAGCATAGTTGGTTACGATGTATGGAAACGTCGTGGCGGTTGGATGACAGTTAAGAATTCATCACCTGCAGTTCACTTACCTTACTGCCGACACATTTGGCAACCACAACTTTTAAGAAGAAAAATCAATGGTTAATTTTGTATATTTCGTATCCGTTACATATTTAAAGGATAATACACCTTTAAACGAAAACTTAGATGACAAGTTACTGAAAGGTGCTATCAAAGAAGCGCAGGAAATTTATATCCGTGATGTCATTGGTTCGGGAATTTATAATGAATTGCAAGACCAAGCCTACAACGGGACATTGACTGTTGACAATACAACTCTGTTAGATTCGTACATTGCACCATGTCTTAAATATTATACACTGACTGAATCAATGCTTCCTTTGACATTCAAGTTTATGAATAAATCGGTAGCATCTCGCAACTCTGAGAACGCCACACCCATAAGCACGGCTGAACTTACATTGATTGAGCAAAGGTATAGGGATAAGGCGGAGTATTACGCTGAGAGATTGCGTGATTACTTAAGAGAAAACCCGACGAAGTATCCTAAATTCTTGAATCCCGGTAGTGGATTTGACGTTATCAAACCTAAGAATACCGCTTTCTTAGGGGGTATGTATTTGCCCGGTAGTATAGACGATTGCTTTATTAACTATGACTTCCCAGAAGAATAAATGGCGATTAAAAAACGAAGCCAAACTATTAAAATTATATGACACTAAACCAAATAATAGCCAAGATAAAAACGCAGGTGGAAAGCCACAAGATGGTAGGCAAGTTCGCAGTGGGCGCTGAGTTTGACTTTGCCGTTGATGAGGTGAAGTTTTATCCTTTAGTATGGCTTGTTCCGAATGGATTTACATTTAATTCAGATCAGCGCTTAGTGAGTTACAACTTTGCTATGCTGGTAATGGATAGGCAATTTGAAAGCAGTTCAAACACGATTGAAGTGCTATCAGACACTGCAGGAATTATTATTGACATTGTCACACTTTTAAAAAGAAACGTGACAGACACAGACTTTGACATAAATATAAATGGAACGGCAGAACCTTTCTTTGATTCACGTACTGATGTTGTTGCTGGGCATGGCATTGACTTTACTATTAACACGCCCTACCTCGAATCCTACTGTGACATACCAACGTGATACGACACGTTTAATAATAATTAGAGAAATCTATGAAGTTGAAAAGCACGTTGATTCATTACGCAAAATATATAGTGATAGCATTAGTAGTGCTAACACCACAGAGAGCATCTTGTCAATTCTCAGAAAGCACGATAAGGGAAATAAATGAACGCCTTTTAGAGTTGCATGAATGTCGCCAAAAGCAGACTTTATATCAAGTTTTGGCAGATAATGACAGCAAACTAATACATCGTCAAGATAGCATGATTCAGGTGTTGACCAATCAAAACACGAAACTAAACAAAACTAAATCAACATATCAAACAATAAGCGCAGTGTTGGCATTTGTCAGCATTGCATTAATACTATGAAAAACAATGTACACGTCTTCCTTAACGAATGGCAACCTAAAAAGGTATTACTCATCTCAGACGTTCACTGGGACAACCCAAAATGTGATCGTAACTTACTGCGAAAGCACCTTGAACAAGCAAAAGAAATCGGAGCAGACGTACTGCTTAATGGTGATACCTTTTGTTTAATGCAAGGGGCATATGACCCACGCAAAAGTAAATCAGACATTAGACCTGAACACAACAAAGCAAACTATTTAGATGCGGTTATAAACGATGCTATTGAATGGTTTAGCCCTTATGCTCACCTTATTAAAGTTGTGGGCTATGGCAACCATGAAACCAACATTTTAAAGCGCCAAGAAACAGATGTTATTGATAGATTTGTATTCGGTTTAAATTCAGCCAACAATAGCAACGTACAAGTTGGCGGTTATGGTGGATGGATAGTGTACACATTTATCAGACAAAATTCTAAAAAGTCCTACCGAATAAAATACTTTCACGGAAGCGGTGGAGGTGGACCAGTTACAAAGGGAGTTATTCAATTCAATAGAATGTCTACCATGATTGAAGGTGCGGACATGGTGTGGATGGGTCACGTTCATGAAGACCACGAATTAAGTTACACCATAGAGCGAATCAATAGCAGTAACAAGGTAGAGTTAAAAGAAATACTCATGGTTAGAACTCCGACCTATAAAGAGGAATACAACGAAGGTAAAGGCGGTTGGCACGTTGAAAGAGGCGCACCACCGAAGGCATTAGGAGGTAGATGGTTAGAATTGCACCCCGAAAGACTATCAAAAAACAATCAAGATTACCACGTTATTAACGCATTGACGTACAAAACATTATGAAAATAGAAGTTAACTATATATTTAGAGAAGAAAATGTTGATCCGATTTACCAAAAGTTAGGATTAGAGGGTCAATTTGACGAGGTGGAAATACAAGAAAGTGGCGTTTTAGATCTGAGTCAAGTAATCGGAGCGTCACAATTTTACGAATTAACTCAAGTGTATTGTGTTGGTTCTCATGTTTTTTACATAGATTTGCCATTTGAAGAATTTAAAGTATTATGGATGCAGTAAATAAACCACCACACTATCAAGGCGAGGTTGAGGCAATCGACTGCATCAAATCAAGCATGAGTTATGAAGGATTTAAAGGGTATTTGCAGGGCAATATTCTCAAGTATTGCATTCGTTTTGATCGTAAAAATGGCGTGGAAGACCTCAGAAAAGCAGAGTGGTACATCAATCGACTTATTAAACACATTGAAAATGGCAGAACTAAGTAAAGCAAATTTAGACTACATCCTTAAATGGGAAGGCGGTCTATCAAAACACGAACGAGATAGCGCTTCTAAACATCCCGTTCCCGATGGTAGTGGCTACCACACAAACAAAGGTATTACATGGCGCGTATTCAAATCAATTTACGGGTCATCTCAGGAATCAATTAACCGATTTTACCGCATGACACATGATGACTTCAGAGGGGTATATAAAATCTATTGGAATGCAGTAAAAGCCGATTTGATTTCGTCTCAAATATTAGCCGAATATGTCACTGATTTCGCTTGGGGTTCAGGTGTTGCAGGAAGCACCCGACAAATTCAAAGGTGGTTAAATTCAGAAGGATTCAATCTTGTTGTAGATGGTAAGTTCGGGAATCAAACTGTGAACGCTATTAACAAATTAATCCAAGACAAAGGAGAACGTTTAGTATTTGAGTCATTAAACGCACATAGAAGGGCATTTTTGCGCACTCTAAGAGACTTTAACGTATTCGGAAAGGGTTGGCTTAACCGATTGGACGATTTTGTCTTATACGCAAACAAAAATCTAAGTGGCAAATTTAGATAGTTTAGATAAGATAGGTCAAGCGTATAGCGATTTTAACCCGTCTAACGACGATGGGATTATGCGCATTGTTCAGAATTGGGGAAATCAACTCATGTCTGAAATGCAAATCAAACTGCGTGTAAATAAAACGAACGCATCCAGTTCTCTGTCTCAATCAATCAATCAAAAAATATCCACTAAGCCAAACGGTTATAATTTGGTTATTGAGATGGAAGACTATTGGCAGTATGTTGAGAATGGAAGGAGTGCAGGTAAGATGCCACCTATTAAAAATATCTACGAGTGGATTCAAAATAAGAAATCCCTTCAATCTAAAATAGCGCAGAGTCCTGATCGTATAGCAGCAACTAAATCACTTGCCTTTGTCATAGCAAAAAAGATATCAGCGAAGGGAACGCGTAAGCAACCCTTTGTCGTTCCATCCTTATCTAAGGTAACTACTCAAGAATTAGGTCGCAGAATAGGTCAGTATATTGCGGATTCATTAAAATCACCTTAACTTTATTTGTCATTGTATTGCAATAATCTTTGCAATATGTAAAAAATATTTTCTATTTAAGAAAGTAATTCTATATTTGTGCTATGGAATTACAAGAAATCATTTACTTAATTAAAACCAAAAAGAAGCACGGCATCATTAAGCGTGTATCTGAAAAGACGGGGGTGTCTATGCCTACCGTAAGAAAGTATTTAGAGGGAGATATTGTCAACCCTAAGGCAATGACAGTTTTAACGGCAGCAATTGAGGACATTAACAATGCAAATTGATGCACAGATTTTTATTGAAGGCGAAAGCGTATTTGTTGAGATGCCTTTTTGTACTGCCATTTATGACTTAAAAGAATTGAGCATAAAAGGTTATCGTCATTTTAAATACGATTTTGAATATCATTTAGGTTACAATCCTACTTGGGAATGCGACATCTTAGATTGGCATCAGTTGGATTCAAACGAGAGATATGACGTATTAAATGACCTTCAGTATTACTATGGTGTTGAGCCAGTTGAAATAGTAGTTATGTCCGAAAACAAAACAAAAACATTCAAATGAGTAACGAATTAATGATTTATTGGATAACCCGTTTAGATGGAATTGTAGGGTTATTTATCACGATATCTGTATTTGCATTGGTATTTGGTATTATTTCAATAGTAGATACATTGTCACATGATTGGGTTGAATATATAAAAAAGAAAAAGAAAAAGCGTTCAATTATACTTTTTACAATAGGATTCTTTTTTGCAATAGTAAATGTTTTTATCCCAAATACAAAACAAGCCATTATGATTTATGCGGGTAGTAAAACATTGGATTACATTCAAAGTGATACATCACTACAACAAATACCATCCAAAAGCACAGAATTAATTTTAAACAAGTTCAACGAATATTTAAAAGAAACTAAAAATGAAAACTTCAGAGAAAATCACAAACTTAACTAAGGCAATGTTTGAATTTCAAGCCAAAGTAACAAGCGTAAAAAAGAGCGCTAAGAACCCACATTTCAAATCTAACTATGCTGACCTATCAAGTATATTAGATGTCATCAACCCTGCACTGCAAGAG